CCGGCGACAATTCTGCGTTGCGTGACGCGACCATCGGACGGCTGTATGGCTTCACGATTGTGGAGTCGAACGGTCTGACTGCAGGTACTGCGGTGGCCTACCACCGTTCCGGGTTTGCGTTCGCCAACCGTGCTCCCGCTGGCGTCGCATATGCGACGGACACGGCGGTGTTCTCGGAAGGTGGCATCTCGCTGCGTCACATCTTCCAGGGCCAGCCCGACATCCTGTCTGACGCTTCGGTCGTGTCCACCTTCGCGGGTGCTGCGGTCGTCGACGCGGACCGGGTCGTCAAGCTGACCACTGCCGCCTCGTGATCCTGAGCCCGGCCCCGTTCGCGGGGCCGGGCCTTCACTTCCGAAGGAGCCATCATGGCCGATAACCGAACCGTTCTTCACGCACTGCCCGAAGACCAGCCCGACAGTCTCGGCATCGGCACCAAGTCGAACTCCGTCCACGGCGAGGGGTCCGACAAGCCGTCCTCGTCCGACACGAAGGCCGTCTGGGAGACGTACGCCGCTTCGCAGGGCATCGACACCGACGGGATGACCAAGGCCGACATCATCGATGCGGTGGGCTGACGTGACGTTCGCCGCTGCCGAGTTGTCGTTACGTGAGGTGGTCTGATGGCGCTTGCTACGTTCGTCCAGATGGATGCCCGCGTAGACGGCGGTATCGACGTCGGCGACCAGATCCGTGCTGAGGCCGCACTGGACGACGCCTCCGCACTGGTGCTCGACCTTGTGGATGACGCCACACAGACGGCGTGGACAAGTTCCACTCCAGCCAGCATCGTTGCGGTCGTGTGTCGGGCCGCGTTGCGCGGATTCCTGAACCCTTACGGCGTCAAGTCTGAACGCCAAGGTGACTACCAGTACGAACTGGAGTCGGCGCCCGGTATCTATCTGACGGGCGCCGAGGTCCGGGCGGTCCGCAAGTCTGCCGGCCAGCCTGGGATGGCGTCCATCGAGGTCACCCACCCGTACGGTTTCGCCTACGACCTGCCGGGCAACATCTACCGCGCTGATGTGCTGGACCTGTGATGCCTACAGGGCTGCTCGCACGGCTGCGTGCTTCGTGGCAGAACTCGACGTGCACTATCACCCGTCCCAACCCGGACAACGTCACCTGGGACGGCACACAGTATGTCCCTGAAACGCTTGTGGTGTATTCGGGTGTCTGCCTGTTGCAGCCGATGCCGAACGAGGTCCGGGTCGTGCAGGCGGGGGATCGTGCCCGGTCGTTGAAGACCTACAAGCTGACTGTTCCGGCGTCGGTGTCGTCCCTGATCGACGACGACGTCACTGTCGACACTTCGGCCGACAGTGAAGCGGTCGGGATGAGCTTGCGGATCATCGACGCGCCGAAGGGCGACCTGACCACGGTACGGACGTTGCTGTGCGAGGAGACGGTCTGATGGCTATCTCGACACGTTTCGCCAGACGGTCACGCAACACGACGCTTGGTGCCCGCGGGACCATGTACATCACCGGATGGCAGGCCGCCGCCGGGGAGTTCGCAAACGAAGCGGCACAGATACAGCAGCGGGTCGTCGATATCACAGACGAGGCTGCCGGACGGATTGAAGAAGCACAGCGTGCCGATATCCCTGTCGGGGAGGGCACTACCCGCAACTCCGTGGAGAACACTCCCGAAGTTCGTGGTGGCGACTATGCCCGCGAAATCGGTCCGACATGGTTCGTGGCCCGTTATCTGCAGTTCGGGACGGTCAACATGCCATCGAAGATGGACTTGTATGCCGCGTCCCTGGGGGACATGGAGCAGTGGCAGGCCCGTATGGCTGAGGCGTCGAAACTGTGAACCTCGCATCCTACGAAGACCACTTCATGGCGGTTGTCACGCTGCTGCGTGCAGTCCCTTTGACCGTTGGTGAGGGGCACGGCCGCGACCAGGCCGGAACCGTCCTCGCGGCCCCGTATGTGACGGTGGAGACGACGTCCGGTCGGGGGTTCCGCGGTCCGGTCGGTGCCCGGTACGACGATGGGAACATCGAGATCCAGACCCGCTGTGTGGCTACGTCGGCCCGTGGGGTCGAGGTGCTGCGCGATCAGGTTGCTGCGGCGATCCTTGGCGGGGTGGCCGTGGCTGGCCGTTCGGTCCAGATTTGGACGGACCTGTCTGTCGGCACGACCCGCGACCCGGATTTGCACGAGCTGTTTTTCGGGGTTGACCGTTGGACGCTCTGGTCTACGCCCGCCTAACCCAACCGGCCCGCCCTCGTGCGGGGAGTTTCCGTGGAAAGGGACGCCATGTCGCACGTTGTGATGCGCCACAAGGTCACCGGAGGCGTCGCACGGATCGCCGCAGGAGCGGTCCCACACGCCCGCACCCGCGGATGGAAGACCGTCCCCACCCGACAGGCAACCAACGTTCCGGACACGAGTCCGGAAACCCCGGCCGCAGAGCCGGACACCACCGAACAGGAGCCGGATTCCGGCCGGAACGAGGAGTAACACATGGCACGCTTCATCCCCGACGGGACCTTGCTGGTTTCGTTCGTCGAGACCATCGTGGACCGAGGATCACCCACCCTTACCGAAATCGAGGCTGGCATCGACGCAACCGGGTTCCTCCGGTCGCTGTCCACCCCACTTGAGGGTTCTTTGGTTGACATCTCGGACGTGTCGTCGAAGTACAACAAGACCGCACCGGGAACCTACGGGGGCCAGGAAGTCACCGCGGAGTTCTACCGGGACGACGACCAGGCGAACGACACCATCTGGAACCTGCTGACCCGCGGCACCGAAACCCACCTTGTCGTGGCACGCCGAGGCGGGTCAGGCGCGGACAACTCGCTTGCCGCGACCGACTACGTGGACGTGTGGCCGGTGACGGTCATCACCCGCAACCCGGCCGACTACTCCCGCAATGAGCCGACCGGTTTCATGGTCAGCTTCGCTGTTCCGGATGAACCGTCCGAGGACGTCGTCATCTCGATCTAGCCGTCGTGGTCCGTCTCGTCCTCCCTCCGGGGCGGGCCACGACCCACGTCCAGGAGGACAACGTGGGGACATCGTTCGAGGACCTACAGGCACGACGCAAACCGCGCGAGAAGTCCATTGCGGTGGTCGTCTCCGACGGCGACCTGGTGGAACAGATCGACCAGCTTGAGGCCGCCATGCACGCACAGAAACATCTTGACGAGACACTCAACGAACCCAACAAGGCCCCGAAGATGCAGGCCGAGTTGGAGGAACTACGCAAGTCTGCCGCGCACATGGCAGAGACGTTCACGTTCCGAGAGCTATCCCGTCCCGCCTACCGGGACCTGATGGCGTCGCACCCCTCGAAAGAGAAGGGGCTTCGGTGGAACGAGGACACCTTCGCTCCTGCCCTTCTCGCGGCGACCTGTACCTCCCACGGATTCACTGAGGTGCAGTGGAAAGAGATTTGGGACGGGTGGGGTGCGTGGGCCACAGCCCCGCTGTTCGGCACCGCATACAACGTTTGTGAGCAGCCGTCTCGGGTCCCTTTTGGGTTGCGGAGTTCCGACGGGATGGACGATTCCGAGCCGAACTCCGTTACTGCGCCGAGCGAGGCATCCGACATTCCGAGTTCCTGACCTGGCCGGAAGACGACCAGGACAAGGCGCTTGCGTGGCTGCACATCTCGGACGACAAGTGCCCCGGCTGCGGTAACTCCCTGTCGGACACGACCGACTTCGAGCAGCGCGCACAGTGGGTCGCTGACGAACTGACCTGCCATGCGTGCCGCACCCGTGCTGCCCGCATCGAGCAGCGTGACCGCAGTCCTGGCGAATATGTGACAGTGGGGAGGCGAGAATGAGTAACAAGATCGTCTCCACCACACTCCTCGCAATGGGTATCGGCAAGTATCAAGCCGACATGACCGCTGCGGCTGCAGCAAACACCCGCTTTGGGGCGTCTGCTGTTGCGCCGTCCGCTCGTGCGAAGACGATGCAGACCCGCATGACGGGCCTTGCCTCCGCTACGGGCTTGCTCAACCCGGCCCTGCTCGGCCCTGCCGGCGCGGTGCTTGCCGTCAAGTCGATGGTGAGTGCTGCGATCGAGTGGGAGTCTGCGTTCGCAGGGGTCATCAAGACTGTGGACGGCACCGACGCGCAGCTTGCGGCGATCTCTGACGGTCTGCGTGGACTGTCTACCGAGATTCCGGTCACCGCGGAGGGCCTGGCTGGTGTGGCGGAGGCTGCCGGCCAGTTGGGCATCGAGACGGGCAGCGTCCTCGATTTCACACGGGTCATGGCTGATCTGGGTGTTGCAACGAACATGTCTGCCGACGAGGCAGCGACGTCTCTGGCACGGCTGGCGAACATTACGCAGATGCCGCAGACGGAGTTTGATCGGCTCGGTTCTACCGTTGTCGATTTGGGCAACAACTTGGCAACGACCGAAGCCGAGATTGTGGAGATGTCGCTACGCCTCGCTGGTGCGGGAAACCAGGCCGGGTTTACTGAGGCCGAAATCTTGGGCCTGTCCGGTGCCCTGTCGTCGGTGGGTATCCGTGCGGAGGCCGGTGGTACGGCGTTCTCGAAGGTGATGATCGAGATTTCGGAGGCTGCGGCGGAGGGTGGCGAGCAGCTAGGGATGTTCGCTGACGTTGCGGGGATGTCGGCTGAGGCGTTCGCCGAAATGTTCCGTGAGGACCCGGCGGAGGCGATCATCCGGTTTGTGGAGGGGCTGGGCGGTGCATCAGACGCAGGCGAGGACCTGTTCGGCATCCTCAAGGAACTCGGGATCGAAGAAATCCGGATGCGGGACGCCCTGCTGCGCACCGCTGGGGCCGGCGACGTGCTACGTGACGCGGTCGAACGGGGCAACGGCGCGTGGGAAGAGAACATCGCGCTCACCACCGAGGCCGAGCAGCGGTACGAAACCACTGCCTCGCAGATCCAGCTGTTCAAGAACAACGTCAAGGATGCGTCGCGGGCACTCGGCGAGGACATGAAGCCCGCCCTTGACGGGGTGCTCGGGTTCCTGAACGACTACGGCGCGGCGACACAGACGGCCCGTGAGCGCACAGAGATTTGGGAGTCCGCTGGCATCTCAAAGCTGGAGGCCAGCCTTCGGCTACTGGGGGACAGGTACGCGGTCGGGACTGGCCTGCTGGACGAGATGTCGCTCGAGCTGCGCCGCGCGGAGGTGGAGACGGACCGTCTGGCCACCGCGGCGGAACGCTCGTCAGGGATGCAGCGCGGGTTCAAGCAGCGGGTGAGCGACTCAACCGATGCGGTTGCTGACCAGGCGGCCGCGGTGGAGGCCACCAACGACGCCCTTGAGGCGTACGTCGACCGCATCAACGCAGCCAGCGACCCGCTCCTGAACCTTCGTCAGTCGATCGCTGATGTAGACGAGGCGCAGGAGGCTTACAACGACGCTGTAGCGCAGTACGGGACGAACTC